TCTTGGTGCTTATTGCCTTGGAGGCTCTGGCTCTTATCAAGTTCGTACTGTGAGGGGTTGAAATGCCAGGAGCACTAGACAGTTTATTTAAAAACGTTGCCAAATCAGTTGTAGCTGATCTGGGCAAATCCCTTGATACGACAGTTATCTACACGCGTAAGGCATCGCCAGTGTATAACACCAGCACTGGTGCGTTGACGACGACCGACACGTCCTACTCCTTTGACGCACCAATCGAATTTGTGCGATCAGAAGAAGAAGCTGAAGCTGAAAAGCGAACAGCAAAGCTTTATATCACTCCAGACCTAATTGGCGACAATCAGCCAACTTTTGAAGACAGCGTAAGTGTCAAATACGCAGGATCTAGCAGAGTTGCTCAAATTACTGACATTCAAACTTATAAGGGTGGACAGGAGTATTTGTTTATTCTGCAGGTGGTGTTCTAATGGCTAAATTTGCAGACACCAACTTGTTTGACTTTGAAAATGATTTTGAAGCTTATTTTGATCAAGGTTTTAATCGGTTAATTAATAGCTTGGTGGAAGACCTTTCTACTCCTGAAAATAGCCCAGTCTATACGGGGTATTTTGCTTCAAGCTGGAAGGCAACTTCTTACAGAATAAAAAGAGAAAGCAGGCAAGAAAGTGACAGAAACAGGCGAACCAAGACGCCATGGTCAACTGTGTATCACAAGCTAGCAAGAGGCACTGGGGACACTCTTACCCCTTGGGGCGTGAAAAAAAACATGGGAACGATTGAAAGACGTTACCCAGGCCCGTTTGACTTTAATTTCAAGCAGTACCCAACTGTTTACATTTCAAATACCGTGCATTACGCCCCTTACGCATTAGAGGACGGCAAGACGCTTGCTTTTCTTGGCGACGTAAAGGATCAGGTAAATAAAGCATTTACAGAAAGCCAGAGGTTAGGTCAAATCAAGGTTGCAGGAAAGGCTGGCCGAAGAAATGCGGCTGGCCAGTCTACTCAAGCTCAAAACATTAGTATTTTCTAGCCATGACTCTTGTAAACGCCCGTGCTGCTTTTGAAAAAGCTGTTACTGATGCAGTCGTAGCGGCAGATAACACTGTTGAAATGGTTTACGACAATATTAAATACACAACCCCTGGCAAGACTAAAAAGTATGTCTCCATGCGAATAAACTTTAATCAATCCACGCTCCAAAACCAGGGGGCTGCTTCTGATTACTATCGCGGAATAATTCAGTGCAACGTGTATGTACCAAAATCTGCTGGCACGGCAGCACTTGCAGCTGTTAGCGAATCAGTAATTGACGGCTTGACATCGGTAAATGCCAATGGCTATACAGACGTTTTTAATGTTGCACCACGGGTGCTTGACGTTACTGGACCAAACCCTTTAGAGCTAGAAGATCGTGCTCACTTTCTTGGAATTATTTCTTGCCAATTTACAGCAGTCGTATAGTATATTAATCGAAACGAGATTATTTCATGCGTGCTACCGAGTTGCTTCGGAACAAGTTTGGCATCAGCCAGCTTTATAAGCATGAGGTAAAAGACGGCGACGAAGTAGTGCTAGAGGTTTATTGGCACCCTTTGACGATTGCTGAGCGTGAATCAATCCAGAAAAAAGCTGGGACTGATGATGCCAGCGACTTTGCGTTGGGCATGATGATTGAAAAAGCTCTTGACGCAGACGGAAAACGACTGTTTCAGGACGGCGAAAAAGGGGCTCTTAAAAACGCTGTAGATGCCAGTGTTTTGCAAGAAATTCAGTTAGCAATGCTGTCGTCTGGTTCTGAAAACAAGGTGGAGGAAGCGAAAGCAGATCTAAAAAGCTAATAGAAACTGGTACTTCATTTATTTTCTTGCAAAAGAACTGGGTACTACGGTCGCCCAGCTTTCGCAATGGCTTACGCATGAGGAACTAGTTGGTTGGGCTGCTTTTTTTGAGTTGCAAGAGGAACAGCGCGGAAAAGCGTCTGATCAAATGCAAATGGGTAAAGGAGCGCGAGCTATGGCTAGGCGTTAAACTGCGGTAAGGACTGTCTGCGTTAGCACTTGTGGCCAACTACAACGTAGATATTGAGGTTGCGGTAAAAGGTCAGGCTAAGGTAAAAAGCCTTCAACGCGAACTAACTGCGCTGCAAAGAGCAGTCAATGAGCTTAGAAAACCTATAGATGCAACTCCTGGGGCTACTAAAAGAAAACAAGAACTTCAGTTAGCAAAAGATCTTCTCAACGTAGAAAAAGCAATAAAACTAGAAAGGTCCGCTCGAACGGCAGAGCTTGTAAAAGAAGCTCGTTTAATAACGCTGCAAAGAAAAGAAGAGGATCGAATTGCCGCGCAAAGGCAGCGGGGTCTAACTCAATACAATCCATTTCCAAACGTTGCTGCAGGCGTTTCGATGGGCATCGGCCCCGAACAAGACTTAAAAAAACTTCGGCGTCGTGCAGAAATTTTTGATCGTATTGCAAAAAATCGTGCTCAAAACCTTGCAAGAGAAAAACAATTTAAAAAACTTGCTCTTGATTCTGGGCGAACAATTGCACAAAACACAGGAGAGCACAGAGCGGCAGGTCGTGCAATTGAGAAAAAAAGTGACGCGCAAAGAAAATTAAACAGGCTTTTCCAAGACGCAAACAAAATTCGAGCTTCATTTAAAGAAGACCGGATGATGCGCGGCCAACAACGTAACCAAAAGATTGGTGGCGCGTTAAGCAGCGGATTAATTGGTGGCGGTTTCCCGCTGCTATTTGGACAAGGCGGAAGTGCAGCAGCTGGCGGCGCACTCGGCGGTCTTGCAGGCGGAGTGATTGGGGGCGGTTTTGGATTTGCGCTGTCTATTGTCGGTACGGCTATTGGCCAAGCTGCACAAGAGTCTGAAGACTTTGATCGTTCCCTCAACCAATTAAACGCTACTTTAGATTTAAGTAACACTTCTTCTGTTACCACGGCTAGCAGTATTAAATCTCTTGCAGAAGAACTTAACATAACAAAAGAAGAAGTAGTAGAGCTTATTTCTTCTTTTTCAGGATTTGGCGATGCGAACATAAGAGAAGAGCTTGCGCGTGTTTTTGGGCCGGTAGGGGGAGAGCAGACATTTAGATCAATTGTTAAGGCGCGTCTTGGAGAGAAAGAAGCGTTAGAGGCAATTGATAGTGTGTCAAAAATTATTACGCTTGAAAAAGCAAAAGAATTGCAAAATACATTGCGTACCAATGGTGCTTTAGCAGCTTCTCTTGCTTTGCAAGAAGCAATTCTTGACACGAGCAAAAACATAACAATAGAAGGCGAGAAAACGGTTACATTTGCCGATCGTTTCCAATCGCTAATGGCTCGAATTGGCACAATGGCAGCCGCGAGATCTAATGTTGTTCTTGAGGGACCAGTAACGCCAGAAGAGATTGCGCAAGAAAGATCCGAGCAAGTTGCGCCTGTAGATCAAGGGGTACTAGATCGAGCATTGACTAAATATGAAAATTATTTGATTGAGATGGATAAACTTGACAAGAAGTATTCAAGGGGTGGGAGTGGAAGTGCAGGAGCAAAAAGCGATCCAACAATTAATCTTGAAAAACGTTTAAATATTCTTAATAAGCAAATTGTTTCAGAACAAAAAGTTATTGGGTTGAGCAGCGAGGGAGTTGGTATTGTTCGCCGCAAGCTCGCGTTTGAAAAACGTATTGCTCAGATACGTGAAACTGGAAAAGCAGAACGTCAAAAACTTAAAGATCAAGAGGATATTTCTTTAAGCAAGGCTATTGAGCGAAATGGTGTTTCTCTTGCAACGCTGCAGTTTGAGCGAGATTCTGTTGTCGCCATAGAAAGAGCTGTTACAGCAAGCCAAAGACTTGTAGAGCCCGTTGAACAAAAATTAAATGCTTTAAAGGATCGCAATGCGTTTGAACGGGAGTATGGAGAGCTGATTATGAGCGGCTCTACTCCAGCAGCAGCTAAGCAGGTTGTTGAGGCTAAAAAACAAATTAAAGAAATTGACAAGTTGGTTGAAAAACAACTGCGTTCAAATGAAATTCAAATTAACATTTTAAGAATTATTGTTGCTCAGGCTGAAGGAACTGATGCACACGCAAAAGCGCAGGAGGCTTTAAACGATGCCCTGGAGCGCCAAAACGAAATTACAGAAAAAGGCAAAAAAGCTAAGGGCGAGGTCAAGGGCAAAAAGACTCCTGCTGAAAGGATTGCGGATGAAATGAAGCGCCTTAAAGGCGAACTAAATAATTTACTTGACCCTGTAAACCAAATAATTGGAGCAGCAAACGCAATAGGAGATGCGTTTAGCGAATCATTTAGAGGTGTTATTGACGGCAGCATGACTGCTCAGGAAGCGTTGGCAAATCTATTCCAACGAACAGCAGACCACTTCTTAGATATGACGGCTCAAATTATTGCTGCTGCAATCAAGATGCAGGCCATTCAAATTATTACGAGCATAATTGGATCGGCAGCTGGTGGGTTTATGAGCCCTGGCGCTAGCCCTGGAGGTTCTGCCGGTGTTGCAGGCATTGGTGGTGGTGGCATGACCAACCCCTTTGGTAATACCAGCTCGTTTGGTGCTGCTACGTCTTTGCCTATGGCAGAAGGCGGCTACGTTAACAGGCCAACCAACGCATTAATTGGTGAAGGTGGCGAACCTGAGTACGTCATCCCTGCATCCAANATGCGTGAAAGCATGTCGCGTTATTCGCGCGGTTCACGCGGTGGTGGTGTCATTCCTTCTGATGGTGGATCATCTGCATCAGGCGACGGTGGCGTTGCAGTCGCCGCTCCAATCGATGTTCGCTACACCGTGGAGCGTATCAACAGCGTTGATTATGTAACCGCTGATCAGTTCCAGAATGGGATGCAACGTGCAGCATCGCAAGGCGCACAACGCGGTGAACAGAACACGCTAAAACGATTACAGATGAGCGGTAGCACTCGCCGGAGGTTAGGAATGTGAGCCAGTACGCATTTGGCCATGCCACTCGAATCAAGCGTCGCAGCCCATCAACGGGCAAGCTAGAAACGCTTTATTTTTTCCAAAACTTTTTCCTCAACCAAGAAGCCACGCATAACGGCAATCAATATCAGTTTGTGCCATTTGGTTTTTCAGGCGTAACCGTTAATCGCACGGGTGACGGCCTAGAAGCAACTCTTGTGTTTCCTAACAATGGTTTGTCTCGCGCCTTGGCTGATGAAGCAATTGACCAGAACTGGCTTATTGAAGTTGACGTGTTGATTTTGGACGCTGATAACCCAGCAGGCACTCATCAAACATTGCATTCGTTTACGGGCCAAGCTGTTGGCGGGCAGTGGGACAACGTATCGCTAAATCTAAAGCTCAGTTCTATTTTGGATGCTGTTGGAACGGACGTACCAAGGCGCTCGCTGACGCAGCGGTTGGTTGGCAACCTACCCATTAGCAATAATGTCCG